TGGCTATTGATGTTGCTTTAGTGGTGCATGGATTTATGTACGACATTTCTTTTGAGAACATGGCTGAACATTTGTGGGACAATGAAACACAAGCGTTGTTTGCTTCCATCATAGCTTTCCACTTTGGCGGTAGAGCGTTTGGTAAATGAAAGTAGATTCTAGTAATCTGATTCACGCTCATCGAGTAAGCGAACAGGCTTATTTGCGTCACGCAGAAAACCTGAAACGAATGCAGGCTATAGTAGATGAGGAAGCTAAAAAGATTAAAGAATTAAATGCTAAATGTGAGGCTAAAGAACGAGAAGCATCTTTAACAACTGGACGAATAGATGTTACAGTATGAATGTAAGCGACAAAGCCATTAAGATGATTGTACACCATGAAGGATTACGTTTAAAACCTTATAGGTGTCCCGCTAAACTTTGGACAATAGGAGTTGGTCATGTTCTGTATCCCGATCAAGGTAAGATGGCTATTAATGAAAGAGATGGTTATCAACTTCGCCCAGAAGACAATAGAGTTTTCACACAAGAAGAAGTTAACAACATTTTAAAAGCAGACCTTAAACGTTTTGAGCAAGGTGTAGATAGATATATAACAACTCAATTAACTCAAGGGATGTTTGATGCTTTAGTATCTTTCTCTTTTAACGTAGGACTTGGAACACTGCAACGATCCACTTTACGAATGAAACTTAATAGAGGGGATAAAGATGGTGCGGCAGAAGAATTATTAAAATATTGTATGGCTGGTGGTAAAATATTAAAAGGTTTGCAAAATCGTAGGATTGATGAGAAAGCTATGTTTTTATCTTAGGAGAATAAAATGCCGCTTAAAAAAGGAAGTTCACAAAAAGTAATTAGTGCTAATATTAAACGTGAAATGAAACATGGCAAGCCTCAAAAACAAGCAATTGCCATTGCTTTACGTTCGGCAGGTAAAACTAAAAAGAATAAAAAATGAAACTAGCTTATGTCATTTGGGAAGATGCTTCCGAACTTGACATAACACCTTGGGCTGAACATGAAGAAGACTTTATTTATGTTCCAGTTTTGTGTAAACAAGTAGGGTTTGTTTTATATGATGGGCCAGAAGGGATTGTTTTAACTGAAGGTGTGTTAGATGATGGAACAGTTGCTAGGCGTAACCAAATACCAAGAGGTATGATTAGGAGTGTAGAATGGTTGACAGAACCAAGTTTTTGGACGGAAGTGGTAAGCGGGTAATATTACAACTCTTCAAAGAGTTTGCTCGTTCAGATGTAAAATTTAAGCCTATATATACACTTCAACAATGGAAAGAAGTGTTTTTAGATTTACGTGATCCATCTGAATATCAAGCAGCTATGGAACTTCTTGGTGATTGGGAACACTGGTTAGAAGTACGTAATCACCCTTTAATAAAACAACACATTGATAAATGGCAAACAGAACTTGAAGTTAAACTTCGTAGTGAAGCAATTCAGCAGATGAAAATGCATGCTAAACAACCCGGTGGTACTGCTGCTGCTAAATGGTTGGCTGATAAAGGATACACTCAGGAAGGGCTTAAAAAGCCTGTAGGAAGGCCCAAAAAAGAAGAGGAACCCCCTACCATCAACACAGGTAGAATTGCTGGGGATATGGCTCGTTTGGGTATTGTTATTGGAGGGAAAAAATAATGCCGTTTATGACAAATGGAAAACGTGATTATAAAAAACAATACGAAAAATACGATGGCAAATCTTCTGTAAAAAAAGATAGGGCTATGCGTAATAAAGCTAGGCGTATGCTTGAAAGAGAAGGTAAGGTGAGTAAGGGTGATGGTAAAGATGTAGATCATAAGAAACCGTTAAGTAAAGGTGGAAGTGTTAAACGTAGCAATTTACGTGTTACTAGTAAGAGGAGTAACAGAAGTTTTTCACGAACATCTAATGGGAGTATGAAATAATGGCTAAAGATAGCAGACTAGAACGTGCTGGTGTTAGTGGGTATAACAAACCTAAGCGTACACCAAACCATCCTAAAAAAAGCCATGTTGTTGTAGCCAAAGAAGGTGATAAAGTTAAAACTATTCGATTTGGTCAACAAGGTGTTTCTGGTAGCCCTAAAAAAGAAGGTGAAAGCGAAAGCTATAGGAAGCGTAGGGAGAGTTTTAAGGCTCGTCACGCTAGTAACATATCTAAAGGTAAAATGAGTGCTGCATATTGGGCTAATAAGGTTAAGTGGTGATGACTGAAAAAGAACTAGTTAAGCAAGCGGCAGAGGCAGACCTCCTCACGTTTATCAAGCTAGTAGCCCCACACAGGATGTTGGGTGCTGTGCATGAAGAACTTTGTAGGTGGTGGCAAAGAGAGGATGCTAAAGACAATCAACTTGTACTTCTTCCTCGTGACCATCAAAAGAGTCAAATGATTGCATATAGGGTTGCATGGTGGATTACAAAACATCCAGAAACAACTGTGTTATATGTTTCTGCTACAGCAAACCTTGCAGAAAAACAATTAAAAGCTGTTAAAGATATTTTATTGTCAGATATTTATAGATTTTATTGGCCCGAAATGGTTAATGAAATGGAAGGTAAACGAGAGAGATGGGCTGTAGATGAGATTAGTGTAGATCACCCAAAACGTAAAGCAGAAGGTGTGCGAGATGCCACAATTAAAGCTGCTGGTATCACTGCTAACGTAACTGGTTTACATTGTCAAGTAGCAGTGTTAGATGATGTGGTTGTTCCAGATAATGCCTACACACAAATTGGACGAGATCAAGTACGTGCCTTCTACTCTCAACTATCCTCAATTGAATCAACTGGTGCAAAAGAGTGGGCTGTAGGTACACGTTATCATCCCGGTGATTTGTACAAAGATATGATGGAAATGAGTGAATCATATTGGGATGAGGCCATTGATGAAGAAATTGAAAATGAAGTGTATGAGGTTTTTGAACGTGTAGTAGAAACTAATGGTGAGTTTTTATGGCCTAAACAACGTAGAACAGATGGTAAAGTATTTGGGTTTGATGCAAAAGAACTTGCTCGTAAAAAAGCTAAATATCTAGATATTACTCAGTTTTATGCTCAATATTATAATAATCCAAATGCTGTAGAAACTCAATTAATAGATAAGTCTCGTTTTAATTATTACGAAAGAGATAAAATTGAAAATTTTAGTGGTGCTTGGTATATTAACGACAAGTTACTTTATGTGTATGCAGCAATGGATTTTGCATACACAGTTAATAATAGTTCCGATTATACGGTGATAATGGTAGTAGGGGTGGATGAAGATAATAATTATTATGTTTTAGATGTGGATAGATTTAAAACAAATAAGATTAGTGTGATGTATGATAAGGCAGAAATTGTATACAAAAAGTGGAAGTTTAGAAAACTACGTTGTGAAGTAGTTGCAGCACAAAGACTTATTGTACAACAATTCAAAGATTATATGCGTAGTCAAAATATTATGTTTACAATTGACGAATATAATCCCCCACGCAACATGAGTAAATCAGAACGTATTGCTGCTATACTTGAACCACGTTACAGTAATAATCAAATATACCACTACAAAGGTGGTAATTGTCAAATATTAGAAGAAGAACTTATGATGAATAATCCAGAACATGATGACGTTAAAGATGCTTTAGCTTCATGTATTGAAATTTGTAAATCCCCTTTATCTGCTCGTACATGGGGACGTAAAACAAATATTATTCCATTCAACTCTAAATTTGGTGGAGTAGCTTACTAAGAGGAAAATATGAACGATAATATTCAAGTTAGTTTTGAAGATGATGTGTTAGCACGTACTATCTCAGATATGTGGGTAAGGTGGGATAGTTCTCGTTCTAGTTGGAAAACTGAACAACAAGAGTTGCGTAATTATTTATTTGCTACAGATACTCGCAAAACTAGCAATAGTAAGTTGCCTTGGAAAAACTCCACTGTTACGCCAAAGTTGACGCAAATAAGGGACAATTTGCATGCCAATTATATGGCTGCTTTATTCCCATCTGAGAATTGGTTCTTTTGGGAAGCCACAGATAAGAGTCCAGAATTAACTAAAAAGCGTTATGCTATAGTTAATTACATGAAACAGAAATTAAAATCTAGTAACTTTCAACTTTTAATTTCACAATTAGTATATGACTATATTGATTTTGGTAATGTAGTAGTAACTTATGATTATGTACGTGATGTAATTTCTGACGAAGAAGGAAATGTAGTTAATAAATATGTGGGGCCAAAAGCCTACCGCATTAATCCTTTAGACTTAGTATTTAATCCTTTGTCTGAAACCTTTGATAAAACCCCTGTTATCCGCAGGATGGTTAAGTCAATTGGAGATTTGTTAACTGATGTTGAGACTAAACCTGCACTGAATTATAATAAAGGTGTTGTTGATAAAGCAATGTCTTTTAGGCAAAACTTTAGGGATGATCCAGAATTCAAAAAAGAAATTAATCTTTCTATAGATGGATTTGGCAGTGCAGATGAATATTTAACCAGTGATATGGTGGAGTTATTAGAGTTTTGGGGTGATGTATATGATCCCGATAAAAAGAAACTATTACGTAATCAACTTGTAACCATCATTGATAGGAAGTGGGTGTTACGTAAACAACCCAATCCTTTATGGACAGGTAGCAAACCAATGTTCCATTGTGGTTGGAGGTTACGTCCAGACAACCTATGGGCGCAGGGGCCACTAGACCAGTTAGTTGGTATGCAATATCGAATTGACCATCTAGAAAACCTAAAAGCTGACGTATTTGACCTTATTGCGTACCCTGTTATGAAAATTAAAGGGAACACAGTAGAGGAGTTTGAATATGAACCGGGAGCAACTGTGTTTCTGGGAGATGAGGGGGATTTAGAATTCTTACGTCCAGATGCCACTGCACTACAAGCAGACTTGCAGATTAATGAGTTGATGAATAGGATGGAAGAACTTGCTGGTGCGCCTAAGCAAGCTATGGGTATTCGTACTCCCGGTGAGAAAACAAAGTATGAGGTACAAAGCCTTGAAAACGCCGCAGGACGCATTTTCCAAAGCAAGGTGAGTTGGTTTGAAAGGAACATCCTAGAACCGCTTTTAAACGGTATGTTAGCAGAAGCTATTCGTAATTTTGAAGGTGTAGAGCGTATTCGCACTGTAGATGAGGATTTTGGTACTGAAAGTTTTGTTGAAGTTACTAAAAATGACTTGATGGCTGCTGGAAAAATCTATCCGATTGGAGCAAGGCATTTTGCTGACCAAGCTAGGTTTATTCAAGAGTTGGCTCAAACTGTACAAGCAGTGCAAGCTATTCCTACAGTTGCTGCTCACATTTCTGGTAAAGCAATTGCTAAGGCACTTGAGGAAAATCTTGGTTGGCAAAACTATAAGATTGTCTCTGACAACGCTATGATTTTTGAACAAGCTGAGACACAGCGGTTGATGAACCAAGTGGCTGAAGACATTCAAACTGAAGCTGCCGTTAGTCCAGAAGGCCCACCTCCAGAACAGCCAATGCAATGAGGTATTGACAAACATAAAAAATAGTGTATAATTATAAATTTATATGAATAAACTATTATTAAATAATAAACCTAAAGATGTTACTAATGAAGAGTTTATTAAACTTTGGAATAATAGTGGATATACTTTAGGATGTTTATATACAACATTATTAATGTTAAAGGAAGAACTTAATAACATTAAAAAAGATGATTTTGATTGTGCCAATCATTACGCTAAATTAGCGTACAACATGGGGCAAATTAAAAACATTGATTTTATTATATCATTACTTCCAGATTCTGCCAAGAGATGACGTTTTAAAAAAACAACACTCTAAGGCTTTTACTTTTAGGAGAAAGCATGACCGATGCAACAATTTTTGGTGAGAAAGAAGACAGTGTTTCCACCGCCACTGCAACAGCGACAACTGAAGCATCCCTTTTCAACGCATTAGTTGGAGAGACACAAAAATACAAGACTGCCGATGATTTGGCTAAAGCATACTCAAATGCTGACCAGTTTATTGAAACTTTGAAAGAAGAAAATCGTAAACTACGTGAGCAAGTAGCGTCTGCTAAAACCATTGATGAGGTTCTTGAAAGAATGTCTAGACAAGAAATCACACCAGAGGCCGACAATCCTACTGTACAGGGTATTACACCCGATGTTGTGCAACAGCTTGTAGAGAAGACATTAGATGGTCGTAAACAGCAAGAATATAAAACAAACAATCTTTTAAAAGCAGATGCTTTAATGAAAGAGAAGTTTGGTGAGAAAGCTGCCGATGTTTTTAAACAACGTGCATCCACTCCAGAAAAACAACGTATTTTGATGGAACTTGCTGCTAATGATCCGAATGAATTTGTATCTTTGTTTGTTGGTGTTCAATCACCCGCTAATAACATGGATGTAAGTTCTTTTAATACGACTTCTGTAGTTTCTAATGGAAGTGATAGAAGTAAGATAGAAGGTACGAAAGAATGGGCTGCTAAAGTCCGTAAAGACAACCCTCAAACTTACTGGTCACAAGAATTCCAATATAAGCTACAACAAACTGTTTCTAAAAACCCTTCCCTATATTTTGGGAATTAAGGAGAATTAAATGGCTGGTATTGACTACTCAAAAGTTAGTGACCACCTAGTTCGTACAGAACTCTGGTCATCTGAACTAAAAGATATTCTTCAAGAACAACTAATGGGCACAAAATATGTTCGCATGCTCAACGGTTTTCCTGATGGAGATCAATTTACAATCCCTTCAATTGGTGAACTACCAATGCGTGAAGTTGCTGAAAACACCCCTGTTACATACGATGCTATGGACACTGGTGAATTCACTTTCTCCATTGATCGCTATGTTGAAGCAGCAACTTTCATCACCGACAAAGCTAAACAGGATAGTTTCTATTCACAGCAGCTAATCGGTATGTTCCCATCTAAAATGCGCCGTGCATTGGATGAGAACCTAGAGAGTTCTGTAATGTCTCTTGCTAACACTCAAACTGTTAACAATGCTAACTCTATCAACGGTGCTTCCCATCGTTTCGTAGCTTCTGGCAGTTCCAACACTGTCCTATCCCTAGACGACTTTGCTAAAGCTAAGTATGCTCTAGATAAGGCTCAGGCAGGTGGTTCTCGTGTTGCTATCATTGATCCTTCACAAGAGTATGTGTTTAACACTCTAGTTGGCGCACAAGCGTTTACTAACAATCCTCAGTTTGGCGGTATCGTAAATGGTGGTTTCGTAAATGAAGTTACTGGCATGCGTTTTATTCGTAGCATCTTTGGTTTTGATGTTTACGTATCTAACTTCCTTGCTACACCTACTGATACTTCTATTAGCAGTGTTAACGTTCCTACTTCTCCAGTAACAAACATTTTCATGTCTGTTGGTGGTGATCTAACTCCATTCGTAGGTGCTTATCGTCAAATGCCTCGTGTTGAGTATGAGCGCAATAAAGATATGCGCCGTGATGAGTATGTTATGAATGCTCGTTTTGGACTAAAGCTATATCGCCCAGAGTGCTTAGTAAGCGTTATCACTAAGTCCACAATCTGATAGTTGAAAGGAATATAACATGACTCGCAAATCTACTTGGACTAACGCAGACGGACTAGTTGTAGGCTTTGGCCCTAACTATCCTGAGCGTAACGAAGCAGGTGTACTTGAAACTGACGGTGTAGTGAAAGAGGCTCGCCTTGCTATCACCTATCAATCTTCTGGTGCAACTGTAGCACTACCTGCTGGCAGTGTTGTTATGGACGTTGTTATGAAGGTTGGTACTGCATGGGCAGGTGGCACAGACGTGCAAGTTGGTGACGGCAGCGATGCTGATGGCTGGATTTCAGCTACTCAGGGCGCTGTTGCTAACCTAACTGCTGGTGCTACTGTTCGTGCTGCTGGTGCATATGCCATTGGTGATGCAGCTACTAACCGTGGTCTAGGCAAAGTGTATGCTTCTGCCGACACCCTAGATGTTGCATTTACTGGCACATTCACTGCTGGTACTGCTGACATTTTTGTTCGTTACATTTAAGTAACTAAGGATGGGGGATTAGTTTTCGGACTAATTTCCCTTCCTCCCTTTTGGAGATATAAATGGCGAATGTGCAACACAGTGCGCTAACTGATCCTAATATTCACGAACCAAAAGGAATTGCTGCCGCTGCTTCTGGTAAGGTGTATGTATCAAATGGTAGTGGAAGTGGTAGTTGGCAAACTCAACCCGGACATGCGTACGGTGAAATTTACATCAGTGGAAATTCTACAGCATTTACTTTAGCAGCAGCTAGTGCTGCTAGTAAACTTAATCCTACAGGCGCATGGACTACTAATGGGTATCAAAATATAACACCATCCCCATCTACAGGACAATTTACTATTGTTAGTGGTGGCGAATACCAATTAAATTTTTGGGCTACTTTTGAAACAGCAGCAATTGCTAGTAGTGCATTATATAACTTTTATTACGCAATAAATGGAACTCCCGGTTCTAGAAAATCTTACATTAAAAAAATATCTAACGGTGTAGATGTACTTCATATTTCAGCAGTAGGATTTGCAAGTTTAAATGCTACTGATACTATTTCAATGTTTGTTTCTGGTGATGGTACTTCGTCAGGTACTAACATAGTTGTTACAGAAGCTGGTTTTAGTTGTTTATTAGTTGACCCAGTATAAGGATACATCATGGCTAAAATGACACTCCTTGATATGACACAGAACATTTTATCAGCACTTGATAGTGATGCTGTAGATTCAATTGATGAAACTGTAGAAGCTGTGCAAGTTGCAGAACTTGTTAAAGAATCTTACTTTGAACTTATTAGCCAACGTGATTGGCCTTTTTTGTTTGTACTTGGCAACTTAACTGCATTAAGTGATTTAAACAATCCTACTAAAATGAAAATTCCTGATACATGGAATAAAGTAAAGTGGATTAAATATAATAAAAAAGAAGTTAAGTATTTACCTCCTGCTGTATTTGATGATGTTATTAGTAATAGAGTAGCACAATCAGGTGTAGTTAATAGTGCAGGATTTGTAATTAATACTGATCCTCAATATTGGACTAGTTACGATGATGTGTTTGTTGTATTTGATGGATATAATTCTTCTGTAGATACAACTTTACAATCTTCTAAAACTTCAGTGTATGGTACACAACAAGCAACATGGTCACACATCGACACATTCATTCCAAACATTCCAGAAAAGTTTTTTCCAACCCTTCTTGCTGAAGCTAAATCACAAGCATTTGTGAATTTAAAACAACAAAATAATGTAAGAGAGGAACGCAAAGCAACTCGTGGCAGGATGGCAATGCGGAATGAAGCGTGGAAAAACGATCAGGGAGAAATTAAATATAATGGGAAGGTTGATTATGGACGCAGGTAATTTAGAAACCATTATGGCAAAACATCAAGCTAAAAAACAAGCCATAAAAGAACGTAAAGAAGAGCGTGAAGAAGCTGGTATTATAAATAAACTTGTAATTGAACGAACACCTAATGGGATGTATAGTTGTCGTTATTCTATGCGAGGTGGTATTCCAGACGAATTAAAAGGTTGGTTTACACGCAAAGATAGGATTATTTCTATAGCAAAACAAAAGGGGATTCAAATTGAAGAAGAAAGTTATGCTTAAAGAAGATGCTATGCAGCGTCAACGTAGACTTGCTAAACTTGCTGAAGCAGGTGATAAAGCAAAACAACAACTCGGTGTTCAAGAAAAAGAAGATGATCGAGATGTTAATAAACACAAATGGAAAGGCATGATGTAATACTATACATTAGGAGAATATTATGTGGAAAAACGTAGGAAATATGGTAAGTAAACTTCTTAATGAAATTGATTCTAAACCTAGTGGAGCAAGTAAATATGCTGGTACGTATGGTAGTGATAAAATAACTAATGCAGCATCTCCACGTATTACTGCTGCTCCTATACAAGAAAGTGGAATTACAGAATTAGAAAGAATGAATAATATTATTGACGTAAATTCTGGTAAATGGAAAGGCACAATGTAACATGGCAGTGCAAGCCGTAGTTAAAGATGCATTTACTTTTGTAGGTGGCCTCAACACTGAAGGAGGTTACTTCATCATTCCAGAAAACACCTATAAGGAAGGTGTTAATGTTATTCCACAAATGGATGGTACAATAGAACGTAGAACTGCTATAGACTATGAAACTAATTACTCTTTATATGCAGCAGGTATTTCTGCCGATAATAAAAACTTATATGCGTTCACAACAGGAGAATGGCATACCGTAGGGGGTAATGGAAATCTGGATTTTATAGTCGTACAACTTGGAAACATGTTGCATTTTTACAATGCATCTACTGGTTCAATTAGTGGAAGTAAAAAAAGTTTTACAGTTAATTTAAACTCATATAAACAAACTGGCAATACAGAACTTAATGGTACAGCCCTTTGTAGTTTTACAACTGCATATGGTAGACTTATAGTAACTAGTAAAAATACTAAACCAATTTTAATAACATACACAGCATCCACTGATTCTATTTCAATAAGTGAAATTACAATTAACATTCGTGATTTTAAAGGAAAACCTTTAGTAACTAGCGGTGGAGTTACAGTAGCTATAGATGCAGAATACACATCAACAGAATGGGCAAACTTAGGTATATCTCTTTCTGATGTAACTTATAACCTGTATAATCAAGGTTGGACAGATTCACAAATAAACACATACAAGTCTGCTAACTCAAATAAATATCCATCTAATACTAAGTCTTGGGTGTTTGGTAAAGATAGTAATGATAATTTTGATGCTTCTGTGTTGAATAAACAAGACTTCGGCAACTCCCCTGCACCTAAAGGACACTACATTCTTAATCCATTTGATAATGTAACTTATTCTTTTAAAACTTGTGCATTCTTTGCTGGTCGAGCATGGTATTCTGGTGTGCCAGAAACATCGTTATTAGGCACTGTATTTTTTAGTCAAGTGCTAGATGACTTTAAAAAGATTGGTAATTGTTACCAGACTAATGACCCAACTTCAGAAGTGTTGAGCGATTTAGAAGATGATGATGGTGGTACTATAGAGATTCCTGATGCTGGAGAAATAACTGCTATACAATCTATTGGTAGGGGTGTGATGGTGTTTGCTACTAATGGTGTGTGGCTTATTTCAAACATTGATCAAGGCTTCACTGCGGCTAGTTACACTGTATCTCAAGTAACTAACATTGGATGCCTTAATAATAAATCAATTGTATTGGTGGAAGACACTATCATTTACTGGAGTAGTTCTGGCATTTATGCTATTGCATCTCCAAATGGTGTTGACTACTCAGCTAAAAACATTTCAGAAATAGCTATCAAATCATTTTATCAAAACATTCCAATTCTAGGTAAACTATATGCAGAGGGTGCTTATAACGGCACAAGTAAAGTTATATATTGGTTATACTCCTCTACAACTACCACTTCAACTAGCGAAGGTAGATTTAATAAAAACACCATCCTAGCGTTTGATGTTCGTTTAAATTCATGGTATTGGTTTAGTTTAGATAGTAGTGTTGGTGTAATACCAGTTTCAATTCAACAAACAAAAGAAACAAATAGTGCTGGAGAAAACTACGCAGTGATTGCAGGAACAGATGATGTTATATCTGGATCAGATAGTGTCATTGCAACTATACCTACATTACGTGGCACAGAAAAAGTATTTAAGGTGTTAACACTGCATCCCGTTACTAGTAATAATTATTCTGCTACTTTTGCAGATTTTATTAATGAACGAGAAAATACAACTAAATTTAAAGATTGGTATCAGTTTAATAATGTGGGCGTAGAAGTACCTGCATATTTTATAACTGGATATAATATGGGTAGTAATGGCCCTGCTCGTACAAAAACTGGACAATACCTCACTGTGTTTATGAAGCGAACAGAAACTGCTTTTGATGCAAATGCTGTCCCATTAAATCAAAGTGGATGTTTAATGCAAAGCAGATGGGACTTCACTGACAACGCATTTACAGGGAAGTGGGCAGATGATGTTCAAGTGTATAGGCAATTGCGCCCATACTTTGCATCTCCTAGCAGTAATTTTGATGATGGATACCCTCTTGTTATTAGTAAGAATAAACTACGTGGGCGGGGTAAAGCAGTGCAATTTAAATTCACATCTCAAACTGGGAAAGATATGAAAATTGTAGGGTGGTCTGGAACATTCGTTGGAAGTACAAATGTTTGAAACATTTTGGGATGATGAAGACGGTAAATTAGAATTTCAATATGTAGAAGATAAAGTATTTGCTCATGCCACAGCAAAACGATGGAATAAATCTATATATTTAAAATTTCAAGATATATGGCATGTAGCCAAAGAAGAATTAAAAGAACAAGGATATAATGAAATATTAGTATTTATTCCTGACAATAATAAAAAATTATTTAAATTTCAATGTATGTTTGGTTTTGTATTACATATTAAACAAGACAATATGTTGATAATGAAATGTAAAATTTAAGGAGTTATTATGCCAGCAAATTTAGCCTTATACGCAGCAACAGCCGTATTAGCTTATTCAACTTATCAACAAGGCGAATCTGCAAGAAAACAAGAACAAGCAGCAACTAGACAATATCAAGCGGAACAACGTAAATCAGAGATTCAAAACATTCGTAGTGTTCGTCAACAAATACGTGAATCTAGACTTGCGGCAGCAGGAATGACTAATTTATCTGCACAAGTTGGTGGTTTTGGTGGAAGTGGTGTTGCTGGAGGAATAGCTAGTACAGGAAGTCAACTTGCAGGTAATTTAAACTACATGGGACAAGTAGCAGCACAAAATACTCAAATCACTGGAGCAGCTATACAAGGCGCACAGGCACAAGCAGAAGGTGCTATATGGGGTTCTATTGGTCAACTTGGTGGAACTATATTCTCTGGCTTAGGTGGGTTTAAAGCGTTTAATCGTCCACCAACTGCAACTGCTTAATAATTTAAAATATGTCTTCACAAAATTTATACGAAGAAACTACACCTACTACAGAACCTTTGTACACTGCTCAGGATATGGTTCCTGCTGTAGATAGTACAGTAGGTAATTATTCTGTATTAAAATCTATTACAAACATAGCAACTGGTGAAACTCCTCCAGATGAAATTAATTTTAACACCCATGTAGATGAAACTTGGAAAAAAACAGTTCCAGAACAAAACAGAATGGATGTAGTTGCTGCTGAAAATGCAGCTTCTAGAGGTGAAATAGATGTAGTCCAACAAGCAATGGCAAGTGTAGCTGCTCGTAATAAATTATTTGGTGAAGTAAGCGCACAGAATGCAGAAATTGTTCGTGCTAAAATTAAAGAATTATCAGAACAAGCTGTTGAAAATGTAGCTATTAAAAATCCAGCAGTGTTGTTTAATAATACTCCAAAAGAAATTTCAGATGCAACTATTAGAGTAGGATCACGAATATCTGCTGCTGCAACATTAGATAGGGCTATTGAAGATGGTAAAAAGTGGAGTACGGTTGCATTAGGTTTTGGTTTTGAATTTCTTCCAATGGCGGCAGAACAAGGCCCAGCTATGGATAGGCTTGCTATTAAATATGGTGTGCCTAAAGATGCTATTAGTAGACTTGATGGTAGATCACAAACTAAAAGTTATTTACAACGAGCATTTCAAGCTACTCCAGATGAACAAAAAGGTGAGTGGTTATCTGGCTTATATAAAGATTTAAAAGATAGTTGGCTTATTTCAGATTGGCAAGCTGCATTACTCATACAAGAAGTTGCAACAGGAGCAGAACAAGAGTGGGGTGGTTGGTCAGATTGGTTAGATAGACTTGGAGTAGTCGGGGCTATTGCTTCTGGTACTCTATCATTATTTAAAGCAGGGCGACTTATAAAAAGTGCTAATGCGTTAAATAATCTAGAACGTACAATTGCAACCGCTGGTGGTAAATCTGCTATTGTTACAGCAGAGCAAACTAAAATTGTTTCTGAAGTTGCAAATAAACAACGACTTGCTGCGGTAGGAGCAATAGCTGGAGAACTTACAGGTATATCTACTGCTATTGACTTAGGTAAACTAGTAAGTGTAAATGCTGCTAAAGTATTACCTGATGTTATTACTACTGCTGCATCTGATTTACAAAAACCAATACGTGCTGCTGTAGATAATTTAATTTTAGAACTACAAAATACAATTGCTGGTAAAGGTGTTCGTGCATCTGAAGCTGCTACTGAATTAGAAAATTTACGTAAGTTTTATTCTCCAGCAGACAATCCACGTATTCATTCATTAGATAATTTTGTAATGTCTGCTGATGGTACAGCCATTACAGGTAAAGTATATTATAAACCAGAGAATGCAACTTCTTTCTTAACAGAAGATGCGGCTAAGGCATATATAAATGCTATTGATCCATCTAATAAGATGGGTATGAAAGTTATTCCAGATACAACTAACACTGGATGGTTAGTTGAGGAAAGTGTTAAGAAAGATTTACAGCTTCGTAAAACTGCTTTAGAAGCACAAATATTAGAAGAAATTAATAATGCTAAAAAAGCAAAGAAAGCTGCTACAGGAATTCCACTTCCAAAAGGAGATGAGTTAAAACCTCCTAAAGCACTTGTTACTAGTAAGCCTCGTTGGAATACAGAAACACTTGCTTTTGAAAACAACATAGATAAAGCTGCCTATCAAGTCGGCAGTAAAACAAAACTATCTAAATCAGATACAGAAGTTAAAACATGGCTTCAATCCGTTACTGGTTGGACAGATAGAGATATTACATCACATGCATCTGCACTACGTAACTACATTAAAGAAAATACAAACGTACTTGATGAACAAGGAAACATTTTTGTATCTTCTCGTGTTCCAGAATCAAAACCCACATTTTCTGCACAACTACGTTTTGACCAAGAATTTAAACAACTGCAAGCATTTCAAAATGCAACAACAATTAATAATGTCACTGTAAGTAATAATTCACAGAGAACTTTTATTTTTGAGTTTGTAGGTAAACTTGGTAAAGCATTAGGTTTAGATGATAGAAAAATTGTAGTGCTTCAAGCATCTGATGTTCGTTCATCATCTGATCCTATGTTAGTTGCTTTAAAAGACACAATTTCTAAATATGCAGCACGAGGTGCTGGTGCTGTTCATTTTGATTATGGCAGTGGTCAATCTCTTATTGTTATGATGAGGGATGTAAAAGTAAGTGAGAACCAATTAGGCGGCATTAGTCTACGTAAATATATGGAAGACTTTGCACACGAATATGGACACGCATTTGAAGCACAATTTGCAACTAAATATTTCGGCATTATTAATAGCAGTTTTAATAAATGGCTACGTGCAAAAAATATTAAGTGGGTAGGTGAAGGAATCAATCGTAGGATAGATGAAGTGTTTTCACCAGAAGCACTACTAGAATATAGAAGTGTTTCTTCAGCAGAAGACTTAATGAGATGGGTTGAAAGATATGCTGCTGGAGATGTTGCAGAATATGGTAAAGTAGAAAACCAACTACATAAATGGGCAACTTTATACAGCGAATTTTTTGCAGAGAATTTTGCTAAGTGGGCGTTTACTAATGAAGTTCCAACTACAATTTTAGGACAAGCATTTAAAAAACTTGTTGATGGAATTAAATTAATTATTACTGAAGTAAATAATCGTTTAGCACAACTTGGACTACAACCTGTAGTAGGAACAGTAGATAAAAATATTGCCGCAATGTTAAATGTACACATTGCACAATTAAAACAAGCAGTTCCAGAAGCACAAGCAACATTTGAACAACTATCTAAAACTGTTAAAAAACCATCTATAGATGTTTTACAAAAAGAACTTGATGATGTTACAGAGCAATTAAATGCAATTAATGATGCAGAAAAAGGTCTTAAAACTGGATGGCTTGTTGAACAACCAATTAATAGAAATTTAGACTATTCAATTATAGGTAAGTATAGTGATGAAGATGTTAATAGTGCAACTAGATTTGCAATGGGTGATTGGGCCTTGTCTACGTCTTCAGAACTATATACACAACGACTTGTAGGTATTAATCAGCAAAGTAGGTTTCAAAAGCTACTTACTAATTTTGTACGTCCATCTATTGAACGTCTAAACAAAGCTGATAAAGTTGCATTAAATGATGTACTAGTATTAGGTGATAAAGAAGGAAAAGTGTTCAGCGAAGTAGAACTTGCAGGTCAAGGCTTATCTTTAAAAGCTAGAGAGGCTTATTATAAAGTAAGAGCATTACGTGATGTGATGTGGCAAGTACGTAATGATGCCGCAGTTAAGAGCATGATAAAACGTGGCTTTGTACAATTAAACACAGGCATTAAATTTGAAGATGGAAGTAACAGTGTATTTGCTAAACCAACTTCTCCAAAAGAAAACAGTGTAGTGTTTATTGTAGATAGTAACGAAACACAACGTGCAAGTGCTAAATGGCTAGAAGAAGCAGATTCAAAAGGCTATGTGTTTTATGAAGTTGCAGAACCAGTATTAATTGATGGTAAATATAGAAAAACATTAGCGTTTAAAAAAGGTGCATTTGATAGTCAAAAGATTGACACTGTAATTCCATATAGGGCTGGTGAGTATAGGCGCATTTACAGTGATGAATACTTTGTTAAAATTCGATCTACAAATGAAATAGATGGTGTTTTAGAAGATGTGGTTAGCACTCATCGTACTGCTACAAATGTAGGCGATGCGAATAAATATGCCAAGGCACTATCCACTGCTCGTGATTTGCACAAAGCTGGTAAACTAACTATGGAAGAAGCTAGTAGGCTTATGCAACCTTATGGATGGCAACCAGAAGATATTATTAAGGCACTAGATGAGGGAAGATTTGGCGCAGACTTTAAAGTAGAAGTTAAATTTAATCGTATGGATGATGATTATATTAACGAAGCAATTGGACTATCTACTAATTTTTCAAGTAAGCGTGGAGATAAAATTCCTTCTGTATTTGGACATGATACAATTAACACTGTATCCCCACTAGATTCTGTTGCCGCTGAAATTGGAAATACTGCATATGTAGCATCAGTTACAGAGTGGAGAGAAAGTAATGTAATACGTTGGTTTAATACTTTCTCTGAAGAACTTCCAGCTAATGTGCGTACAATGAATCCTGATGCAGCATTCTTATATATGCTAAATAATAAAGGACAATATGTAGGACTTGGAAAGCGTGGTGCAGTTGCTGAGAAAGTACAAGATTATATCATATCTCAAATGAATATTCCTACAAAGGAAGAAAAAACATATTTGGGATTTATGAAAATTATTAGCGAATCTATTGAAACTGGAATTGGTGGAAAACCAATGCTTAAAGTAGGTGCTGCATTACGTGCAACTAAAGACTATCCTACATGGGCTAGGACTATTTCATTCCATAGTTTCTTTGCGTTTAATCCTGTACAGTTTTTTATGCAAGGCATGAATGCGTTTAATGCAGTAGCAATTTCTCCTGTTCACGGAATTAAGAGTGCTAGAGCATCATCCCTATATGCTATGGCATTAATGAGCGATCAAGAATCTATTTGGAGACAATTTGCAAAAGTAAACAAACTTACTTCATTAGGTCTTGGGATGGATGAGGAAGAGTTTGTAGCAGTAATATCTTCTATTAGACGAAGTGGATTGTTAGACGGTATTAACACCACAAGTTTGTATGGTGCTGAAACCGGAAAATATGGAATCTCTAATCGTATAACTCGGACGGTAGGAAACATTGCGGCAACTCCATTTAATTCTGGTGAAGGATATAGTAGGCTTGTAAGTTTTGATATTGCACGTAGAGAGTTTATTAGTGCTAATCCCGGCGCAGCATGGTGGACGGACGATAATTTAGCTTCCATTCTAAAACGTCAAGATGATTTAACACAAAATATGACTCGTGCAAACACTGCCGAATGGCAGCGTGGGTGGAAATCAATTCCTACACAATTCATACAATACCAAGTTAAACTTATGATGAATGTAGTGCAGAGTTTACTCGGTAACACTCGTACATTTACACAGCCAGAAGCCATTCGTCTATTGCTAACACACACTCTTGTAATGGGTAGTTCTGGTAGTTTCTTATGGCCTTTCAGAGATTTATTAACTGGGGTTATTCCAGAAGATATGACTGAAGAACAACGCCTATACGTACAGCAAGGTGTTGTTGCTGGTTTGATTGGTTCAATAACTGAGGGCGAAGCTAAACTTGCAATTGGTAGTAGATTTAATACTTTTAAATATTATGAAGATATAGTTAAAGGTATTCTTGACCCACAAAAAAGTTTCATGGAAGTAGCTGCTGGCCCCTCTGGTTTTGCTGCTTTACGCATGCTTGGTGGTGTTGGTGAAGGTATTCGTATTGTGGTGAAAGCCCCAATGACAATGGACACTTTAAAAATTGCACTATCAGAAATTGGTAAGAGTAGTTTTTCAGCACTCAATAACGTACAGAAAGCACGTCTAGCTATGAACAACTATAATGTTGTTACTAGTAGCAGTGGTGGTATGATGTATAGAGTTACTGATACTGAGGCATGGATGATTGGATTTGGAATTCCACCTGCTGCTCAAGAAGACCTATCAGTTATGTATGAAAGTAGTAAAGCACATGCTGATGATATTAAGAAGTCTGCTAAAATAATTGGCAAACATTCTATGCTTGCTCTTACAGCACTACGTGCAGGAGATGATGAGGGACATAGAACACATTCTGCTATTGTTCAAGCAGTGTTAAATACATATAGTGGATCAGACTTAAAACAACTATATGCAGAAGCATATAAAGTAGAAGCATTTACACAATATGAAAAACTACTGACAGATCAAATGGTTAAAGATTGGAAAATAAAAGACTTAATAGTGAATACAGGAGTAAATAAATAATGGCAACAATGTATAGACAACAACTATCTCAGGCTCCAGAACCAGCGGTAGCAAGTCCTGCTGCCATACAACAAGCTGCTATGGCCCAAGCTAGGGCTGCTGAATCTTTAACAGGATTTGCTGGAAGTATGTTTAAGGGATATGTTGAAGGACAAATTGATTTAATAGGTGTTGAAGCTGAAAAATTTACCCAAGAATTTCTTATTAAAAATCAAGCTGCTGAAAAAGCTGTTGAACAAGCTGCTGAAATACAACAACAAAGAACTTTATTTGATAAGTTGAATGAGGGGCCACGACAAACATTAGAAGAACAACAACAATTTCAACAACAACTTAGTAGTTTTGATAATGAAGTTAATCGTCTTAAACTTGCCGCTGAAGGTGGAATGTCTAACAAGCAATATATTTCTCGCATTAACACACTAACACGTAATGCAATTGCAAAATATCCCGGTCTTGCTAACGAAATTAGGCAGAAAGTTTCTAGTTCTACTGGACTAGAAGGGGCAGAACAATGGGCTGCTAAACAATTTGTAAAAGAAAGATTTTCTACTGCAAAAGGAAAAGAAACTAAAACAGAAAGAGATTTTGCAATAGCAGACACTGCAAGGGTTGCTCCATTAGGTACGTTTGGATCACAGCTTGATTTAATGAATTTATATGATAATGATAGACCAGAATATTATAGAAGAATGAATGCTGCAAATAAAGTATTTAAGATTGAAACTGAAACTAAATTACTTAAAGATAAACTATCAGCAGAACAAAATGTATCCGATCAACAAGCAGATACTATGAGGCCAGCGTTTACTGGAGTTTTTTCTAGTACGTTTGCATCATCAGTTGTTGCTAAAGAAGCAGTAAGTAAAGAAACTGTATATAAACAAGTTTTAGACTTAATGGCTAAAGGCGAAAATATTATAGTAAATCCAAAAGCATTTGAAGTACAAATTAAAATGCATGTTGCTCAAATGAGAGACATTATTAATAATGCTAAAGTTCAAGCAGAAGAATTTTTTAATAAATGGGCAGGAACACAACAAATTTCAGATGCTAAACGTAATGAGATAAGAAAAGATATTGACAGGGCTTCTGAAGTAGCTATGGCTAAGTATGGTGATGAAAAAGGCATTGGTTTGATAGCAATGGCTAACATTATGAGTGTTTATAGGGATAAAAGTTTACAAGAACAAGTTCAACTCGTAGATTTAGCTATTAAACACCAATCCGCAATGCAAAACAATCCACTGGTGTCAGCATATTGGGCGGGTAAGGAATCTCGTGAAAATTTAAAACGAACACATCCACAATTTTATGAGTTTATGGTAGGACAAGAACGAGATTTAACTAGTTCTATTATGGGTGTTCGCAATGAAATTCAAGGTGCTACAGATTTAGCTAATGTTCAACGTGTTATTACACAAGCGCAGCAAGACTCTAAAGCTATTCCAGTAGACCCTAATGTTGATCCAAAAATAATTAAAGCTACTCATCAAGCACTTATGTCTTCTTCTATGGAAGTATTAAAGAAGTCAGAACTTACTGCACAAGAAATTAACACTGTGTCTGCTGCTCTATCTACAAATACTGTTACTGGCGCTAATAGTTTAATTCTACAGCGTGAATATAAGCAACTTGGTGTTAAGATTAGCAAATTACCAGAATCAGATCAAGCAGTGATTAAGTCTAATGTTAGCAACAGCATTTCTAATGCCGTAACAAACGTTACTAGTATTAAAAATGTAATTGAAGCAAAGTATAAGTTTCCAATTACTCTCGGTGTAAATGATGCTGGTGAAATTAGTGTAATTGCTCCTAGTGCATCTGCATTTAAAACTACAGGCACTATGGAAGCTAGGCAACGTGCTATGCGTGAATATCCAAAAGCTGCTGAAGAGTTTATGAAGCAAGCAAAGCCAGTATTAAATAATATGGTGTATGGTAAAGCTATGCTAACTATGGAAACACCTAAGCAAGTAGGTAGTGAGTTTGCATCCATCATTAATGGTGGTCAAACCTACACTGGGTTTTTCAGCATGGAAGCTAAACCAGTTGCAGAACAAGCATCAGCTAGAAAAATAGATGTAGAAGCAATGTCTCCTTCAATTTCTCCAGTACAACAAACAGACGTAAATAAACCATTAACCCCAACAGAAGTAGTAGTAGGTGGTGCTACCCCTACAACATCAACTCAAAAAGCTAATGAACAAACTACAACTCCTGTTAGGGGTAATGTTATCCTTAACTCTTTACGTGAACTTAAACCACAGTAATATGAAAGAACTAGACGAACTAATGGCTATGCCTGTTGAAGAACGCTCCAAACTTCCTTGGAACGACAGTAGACTTGATTTCGTAGCAAGAAAACTTGAAGAACAGTTTAAACTTCCAGAGGATTCTCTTAGAGCATTAAAATATGCTGAAAACACTGGTCTAGTGAATGGGAAAATAAGTTTAAGCAAAAACGACAGCACTGCTGTAAGTCCTGCGGGTGCTAGAGGGATTATGCAAATTATGCCTTCTACAATGGAATTGCAAGGAGGAAAATTTAAACACAACCATCTTGACCCTGTTGAGTCGCTTTATACAGCCGCATCCTATCTATCTACTACGATGCAACAATATAAAGGAAATGTGGCAGCAGCATTTGCAGACTACAATGGTGGCCCTAAAGCTGCTAAAGATGTGTTAAAGGGAAAGCGACCTAAGAATAAAGAAACAAATAACTATCTTACAAAGATAGAAAAGTTTTACGAGGAAAGACAATAAAAAAGGGGGTTTAGGCCCCCTTTCTTTTTATTTACGATTAATAGCAAATCCTAGCGAGTTAATCCACAACATTGTTGGATGTGTAGATGAAGAAGCTAGACCTTTCTGACGCAAATATT